CACAGACCTTAGCAGGAGGGTTTGATCAAGCTCAACAGTTAGCAGCTACTCAGCAAGAGTTCTATACGAATTTACAAAGACAGCAATATATGGAAGCTATGAGAGCAGCGGAAGAGCAACAAGCCCGTCAGATTGCGGCTCAAGAAACACAAGCAAGGTTTGGGCAGGATGTTGCAGGACAACTCGCTTCACTTGATCCAAGATTACAAACGTATGGTCAAGACAGAGTTAAGATGCTGAGAGAAATAGGTATGGCTGACGAAGCAAGAGATCAGGCTGCACTTGACTTAGGGTATGCTGACTTTGCAAGACAAAGAGATTACCCAAGAGAAAACCTAAGATTCTTGTCAACTATTCTACAAGGATCTGCTCAAGCGGCTGTGCCTACAACTGAAACTACTTACAAACCGAGACCTAATCCCTATTTAGGAGCAATAGCATCAGGTATTGGAGCTTACGGATTAATGGGAGGTAAAGGTGCTTAACGCAAAAACAGCAGGACTTATGGGAATTGCTTCTCAACAGATTACACCTAATCCTATGGGAAGTAGATCTGGTGTGGATATTTTATCCATACAGGATGATCTTAAAAATCTTAGTGATCAGCAACTTAGTGTTGCTATGCAAAGCGGAACTCCAACGTATTTAGTTGCGTCTGAAAAGAACAGGCGTGTCAATATGCGTAAAGATTTTGAAGCAAGAAAGTCTGCACAAGAAGGAACGGTTGTACAAGATTTGTTTTCTAATCAACAGCCTTTGGCTATGGGAAGGATGCAACAAAGCGTATTGCCAAGACCTCAAGGAATACAGTCTTTACCTGGCTCTCCAGAGCAACCTGTAATGCAAATGCAGGAAGGGGGTTTAGTTTTTGATCCTTATATTAGAGAAAGAATTAAACGTGAGGAAGACTTTAGATCAGAAATTTATCCTGACAACAAAAGCCCTGCGATTGCATATGGTTATAATTTAACCCCAGAAGAAATAGAGCAAGGATATGTTGTCACTCCACAAGGAAATATTAATATTAATAATCCAATAAACGAGGAAGAGGCAAGTCGTTTATTAGATATGAGGGGTATGGAAAATCTTCAGGCAGGTGTTAATTTATTAGAGCAAAGAGGAATAGATTATAACGCACTTCCATCAGGTATACAAAAAAGCATACAGGATAATGTTTACAGAGGAGGTGCTGGTATTCTAAGTTCTTCTCCTAATTTTATAGAGGCTTTATCAAAAGGTGATTTTAAAACAGCTATAGATGAAATTGGCACTATAGGAACAGGCTACACTGTAGATGGTGAGTTTCAAACACAACCTGGATTAGTTGAAAGGTCTTTAGGAAATCAAGAAATAGCTCGTTTTGGAAGTACGTTAGATGATTTAGCATCATTAAGACCTGGCGATCCTTCTTATAACCAGATGATTCCGTCTTATTTAAACAAGTTAAATTCATTACAACGTCAAATAGACATAGCAGAAAAAAGTTATGCACAAGATATTGCTGGCGAAACAACTCCTTTGCAAAGAGATCCAGGTTTTAATCTTGCTCAACGAATACGAAATAAACGGTCTGAATATAAATCTGCTACACCAGAGGAAATAGAAACTTTAAAAAATGAATATGCTAAAATATCAAGTGATTTTTCTACCTTATTAGGTACACAAGAATTTAGAGAAGCTAAACAAAAATTAGCTGATCAAAAAATAACCCCTGATGAATATGAGAGAGAAGTTGCTAAACTCAGTAATAAATTTTTAGGTGCAAATATGGGTGGGGATGGGCAACCTAATAATCAAACTGTAACTAATCAAGTTGAAGAAGATATAAACAAAAATCAAGGGGATTCCCCACCTGCTTCTGTAGTTGAAGAAACTACTGTGTCTCCTGCTTTAGTTTCTGATACAGACAAAGAGTCTGCAAGAAAACTTGCTTTCTTAGAAGCCGCACTAAGAGTTGCTTCAAGTGATAGCCCAACAATATTAGGTGCATTAGGTGAGGCAGTTCCAGCTATTGAAGGTTATCGTGATGAGCTTAGTGCCATAGAACAACGAAAATTAAATAAAGCAACAGCAGAGTTTTATGGTAGTGGTAATAAAAACTTTGCACAAATTCAAGCAAGAGCCCAGTCTGCAACAACTGATTTTGTAAAACAAATAAGTTCTTTAACAACAGGCAGAGAAATTATTTCAACTTTAGAAACTTTATTAATAAGAAATCCAACTGATCAACAGAGTATAATACAAAATAATCTTCTAAATAAAATGATACGAGATATTGGTAATGTTAATACTGGTACGAGTATAAGAGATAATCAAAATATTAAAGCAATAATTACTGCACAAATGCCACAATATTATATGACTACTTATGGTGCGGTATTACCAACTCAACTTGGCTTAAATCCTTCTGGTCAAAAAGGTACAGTTGAAGGACTATTACCCCCTCCATAGGAAATAATAATGATACCTTATAAAGTAAGTGGTGTTGGAAGTTTTTCATTAGATGCAGATGTTGCACAAAATTATAACGATGAACAACTTGATGCTGTTTTACGAAAAGTAGCTTCTCGACCTGAGTTGCATTACCAATTTGGTTTTATTCCAGAGGTAAGGGATGACTCTTTTGGGTCTGCATTTAAGTATGGTATAGCAAAAGCGGCTCAAAACTTAGGTACAACTGTTGATCTTTTTGATGAAGATGATGGTGGTGTCCTTGATCGTTTCTCTAATTATTTAAAAAACTTTGATACTCCTGATGATTACAAACCAGCATTTGACACATTAAAAGAACCAGAGCCTGATGATGCTTCTTTGTTTGGTGTTGGTATAGGATCTTTACCTAGAGCTATTGTTGAACAAGTTCCTCAGTTTATAGGATCATTAGCATCAAGAGGTGTAGGTGCAGGAGCTGGAGCATTAGCAGGTGGTGCATTTGGTTCGGCACCAGGTGCGGCAGCAGGTGCTTTGTTTGGTGGTATTGCTTTACCATTAGTTTTTGAGGCGGCACAAATACTCGGTCCTATTGCTTATGAAAGAGCAAGAAATAATGGCAGAGCAGAACCTAATGAAGATGATTTAAAAGCAGCAGGTGCTACTGCTTTAGCAAGTGGTGCTATTAATACCTTTGCTTTAAATGGTTTGTTAAAAATGGGTACAGGTCCTGCTCTTCGTTTTGTTAAAGGTGCATCAACAGAAGGTGTAACTGAAACAGCACAAGGAATCATTGAGCAAGTAGGTGGAACATTAGGTACTGAAAAAGGACTTGATGTTAATCTAAGGGATGCGGCACTTGAAGGACTTATAGGAGCAGGTATTGGTGGTCCTGTTGCTGTTGTTGCTAATGAGGCAAAAAGACCTAAGCCTGATTTTGACGAAGATGCTGATGAGGAGTCTGACAAAGAAGGGCAGATAGATGAGGATGCTCCTACAGAACCTATAATCGGAAAGTCAGATGGAGTTGATCCAAAACAAGAAACAGCTCTTACTGGTGATGTTGTCGGTGGAAATATATTAAATAATGCTTCTGAGTTGTTGCCTCAAACAACATACGAAACACAAGAAAGAGTAGGAATATTTTATACAACTCAAGCAGGTGATACATTACAAACACTATCAAAAAAGTATGGCATTACACCTGACGAGCTTGCTACTGAAAACAGAGGTTTCTTTAAAGAATTACAAACCTACACTAACACAAGAAAAATACCAGAAGGCACTCGTATTAAAATACCAGATGACGCATCGGAAAAAACAGATACTGAAAATGTAATTACTGGATATCAAGTTGTCGCACTGGCTGATCCTGATGTAGAAGGATCTCAAAACTTACCTGTAAGTTCTTTCTTTGGCACACGAGAAGAGTCTCAAAAGGCTACAGACCTAATTAATAGTGCTATGAGTGATGTAAGGATATCTCAAGAAGATAGTATTTTATCTAAAGAAATAGAAGCTGAGTTAAGAAAAATTAATAAAAGTTTACCTCAAGATAGTCAACTTGAAATAGATAACAAAGATAACATTGATCTTGTTCGTCAAGTATCTTCGCCTGTTCCTGATTTTACTTTAACAGAAATAACACAGGCTTTACCTGATGATGCTAAAAAAATACAAGAAAAAGTAGGAAAAGAAACTGTAACTATAGAGGAAGCAGTTGGAGCTGTTGGTAAAAAAAGAAAAAGATTAGTTGCTGATACTTTATTAACAATAAAAAATCCTAATTTAAAAGTTGATCCGATTAGTAAAAATAGAATAGAGCAATCCCTTATTGGTAAAAATGTATTTATTGCTAAAGATTCTATTGATCAAGGAATACAACCTGATGTTAATTACAAAACCTTTTTAAAAAGAACAACGGGTATTGATAACATTGATCAAATGTCTAATGTTCAAAAAACTGTTGTTGCAAATGCTATAGAAAATATCCCTACATTTTCTACACCTATGTCATTACCTTTAATTAAAAGACCTTCTTACACAAGTAAACAACTTTCTGAAATAGTAAGGGGTGTTAGAGCAACTAAAAATCAAAAACTATCAAAAAATATTGTTAATAGAGTTCTTGGTTCAAGAGTTGGTAGTGCTTCATTTAGTAATATTAAAAGAAATCTTGTTGTTAGAAATATTATAGATCCTGAAAATAATAGAATAAAAGACATAGCAGATTATGTTGAACCTTTTAGAATTGGTCGCACAACTCCTTTTGAAAAACGAGTTGCTGAAACGGAAAAACTTACTAAGCCAACGTACTCTCCTGAGTATGAAGCTAAGAGAGATACATTCTATAAGGCATTAAAACAAAAATTAACAGACAGAGGACTTGGTAGTTCTGTTAATTTAGAAATCAAACCTAATGGAGATATAGAATTTAAAGGTAAAAAGAAAGGGCAAACAGTAGAGGGTGCTTATTATCCAAAAGGTGAAAAGCATATTATACAACTAGCCCTTGATCTTGATGCTAACCAAGATGAAAATCAACAGATAGAAGATCTTGCAGGAGTTTTAGATCACGAAACATTTCATGTATTCTATAACCTTGCTAAGAGTGGCACAGGACCTTTGCTTAGATCAGACTTTAGAATATTAGATAGAGTTATAGCAGGTGCCGTAAAACCAGATCGTGTTAATGGTGATAGCTATAATAACAAAACATACTTTGAAGTTGCAAAAGAAACTTATTCTAAGGCTGGTCTTTCTAAAGCTAAAATTAAAGAAGAAGCTTATGCAGAATTATTTAGAGATTGGGCAAGGGGTGTTAGAAATTACAAAACAAAAGATGGTAAAAAAATTGCTCAACCAAGAACAATATTTCAAAGAATATGGGATTATTTCTTTGGTGTAAAAGCGGCTTTAATAGAAGCAGACTTAAATAATGCTAATAAAGTTTTTGAAAGAATTAACAAACCTCCTGTAGACGCACAAGGTAACCCTATACAGTACGCAAAAAATCAAGGCTTATCTAGTATTGGCAGTGAGTTTGACAGGTTGGGTGGTAAACAAACTGCACAAGAAGGCGATAGGATAGTCAGCTATTCTTTAACACAACCAACAGAAGAAGAACAAGTTGATATTGCTTTTGAGGTGGCACCTGATCCTAAGAACATAGAGTTAGTAGAAGAGTGGTCTACGTTAAATCCAGATCAACAAAGAAGAGTTTCAAACTCTGTTGTTAAAATAATGATGCCTAAAATAAAAAGATTGTTTGGTGCTAATGCAGAAACCTTTGAGCAAATTGGAAGTTACGAAGATAAAACTAACACTAGCTTTGCTTTACGAGTACAAAATCAACAAAAGGGAGATGTGCTTGATATAGCAAAGTCTTTGGGTTTTGCTTTAAATCAAGACTCAATGTTTGTTGTTTCAAACAAAAGACTTAAAGGTACCGATGAAGGTGATATGACCACACTAACTGTAGGTGATATGAATCAAGATCAAGTCGATGCTTTGTATAAAACAATACGTAATTCTCCAGAATTAAAAATACAAAACTTTTCTTTTGAACAAATGCAACCAGTTTATGGGGATTGGTACACACGAAAAAATTATGACAAACAAATAGAAATTAATGACTCTGTTGTTCAAGGACAATCAACTCTTGATGGAGAGATGATGATTATAAATCAATCGCCTCTTACAGCAGAAGAATTTAGTAATCGTATAGCAAACTCAATAGATGGTGCATACAGAGGAACTTTAAAATACACAACAGCTTATAACAAATTAGTATTTAGGGAGGATAGTGATGGCTACCAAGACTACGAAAGTGAGGGAAATGACCCCGATGGAGACCAAAAAGATTTTAGGGTCGGGTCTCGTAATGCCAGGTCAGTCGCATCCAGCGTACTCGCTGAAACGATCCAGCAAGAAAAACAAGGAATCACAGAACACGGAAACGAAATCAACCTAGAGTCTGATCAGGTAATGGCATCTTTGGTAAATAAGCCAACGACAAGGAAGCTAATGCCTGTTCCTAAAGAAAGGTTGATGGATCAAATAAGACCTCTCTATCAAGCCTATCTTGATGCCGAAGGAAATTTTGAGGAGCAAAGTAGAATTGAAGAGCAACTAGGTACTCTTTATTTAGGGCAGTATAAAGATCCTGCTTATGTGTTTACTAAAGGCTCAAAGGGATTATCTAATCTTTTTAATAATCTTAATACATCATCAACCACTATTACCTCTAATGTGGGTAGAGTAGTAAATGATCCTAGCCTTGTTGCGGAAGAAACAAACGAACAAGGAATATTTCAAGGTAAGGTTTCCCCTGATTTAATTATTAATATGGATGCTTTTTATAATGAAAACTTAGCATTAACTCAAAGTGAGGTAAAAGAATTAGGTCGTCAAAATTTTAATAAAGATGCTGGGTTGTATAAAACAAACTTAATTAAGAGAAAGCCGAATGATATAAAATGGGAATGGTTACAAAGACCTGATGGTTATGAAACTCCCTTAATTGAAAAAACAAATATAGATAATAAACCTATACAGGTAGAGATGGATCAAGAGTTAGTTACCATTGAAGGTAAGAAAATAACACTACCTGATGGTACAAAAAGTGGAAGTCATTTGTATGCTTTAAATGCTGATTTCCCTACAGGATCAAAGCTTTCTACATATGCCACTCTTCCAGCAAGAAAGAAAAAACCAACAGATGCAACAAAATTAAAATATCAAGAATCACCTGCGGAAGAAGGACTCACAGGTGTTGCTTTTGATGAGGATGTTTTTTCTCAAGATCAGCCATCACTAAGACCAAGTGTTTTTGGAACGGTTAAGGTTGGCAATGTGGTTGGTAAAATCATTACAAATCCTAAGTCTAAAAATAAAAAAGAACATAATGTTTATGACACAATAACAATCACAGCATCTCGACCCAAAGATAAAGTAACACCTTTTGTTACATTAGAAGAAGCTCTCCCACAGGCAGAGATAGAAACAAACAATCAAATTAAAAACTTAAATGAAAATTGGAATCCTACAACTAAATCATTTATCTCGCCTAGAGATAAAATGTCAGAGGTTATAGAAAAAGATATTAGTCGGTATAGGTCTGAAGTTAATAAAGGAGAAGAGCCTCCAGTTATGGCTTCACTGAGAGAGACAGCCATTAAGTTTGGGGTAAATCCAGATTTAAAAAAATACAAATCTCCTCCTGAAACTATGGCTAGTTTACGATCTAATGGTATACAGACCTCTAATCCTGATTTAACAGAATCAGAACAAGCAACGCTTAATAAAGTCTCAATGTCAGGCAAACAAAATAAAAGTGTTGGTCGTACTATATTAGATGGATTGCAAAGTATTACATCGAAAGATGGATTTAATTCTTTAATTAGGACAGCTAGAGTAGAGGCAGCAAATCAATATGCAAATCTTGAGGAGGTTGATGACTATAGAAGAAAGATAGGAATAGAAGTCAGGGCTGGAACAAGTGCTATGGCAGCGGCTGTTGACTCAGATAGGTCAAAAATATTTCAAGCAAGTATGTGGTTTGACGGTGGAAAACCAGAGTATAACTCTGATGGCAGGGGTGGATTCAGGGTTGTATCTGAGCAAGACGGAGGGGGTAAACCTCTTGTTAAAATATTTCAACCTATAGGTACAAAATTTAGAGAGTTTCAACTTTACTTAGCCGCAATAAGAGCAAGACGATTAATCGGTGAAGGTAGAGAACGTCTTCTTAATGAAGAAGATATTCAAAATGGTTTGAGAATGGGGGAAAAGTACCCTGAGTTTGAGCAAGTAAGACAAGAATATTTAGAATGGAATAGAAATTTTCTTAATAATGTAGCATTAACCTCTGGCACATTATCTCAAAATGAAATTAATACTTGGTTAGAAAACTCAGATTATGTTTCTTTTGTAAGAGAGGGTGACGAAAGTAAAATTCCTTTTGGAACATCAGTTAATTTTCCTAAACTAACAATAGATGGAATTATTAATGAAGATGAAATATCTCCTGAGAAACAAAAACAATTAAGAGAAGTTCCAGAGTTATTAGGAACAGGTCAGACGTATAGAATATTTGTGAATGATAAAATTGTTAGTGACCAAAGACCTATATCAACAAAGGATTTAGCAAACAATATCCGTAAAGAATATCAAGAATTAAATCCAGATGCTGATGTAACTGTACGAGTAACAGGTAGACCTCTAGGTAATTTCTTAGAAAACCTTATACAGAACATAGACACAATAGTATCTTCATCTATGAAGAACGTAGCATTGCAAAGAACTCTAGCTATTATGGAGTTGCAAGGAACTGCTGAACGTAAAACAAAAATGCAACCAGGTTATTCCTCTTGTCGAGTAAGAGGTAAAACTCGATATTACTCTGTTTATGATCAGGATATGGCTCAAGCTTTATCAATGTTGACTACAGAAACTAGACCTTTGGCTCAGGGTGTAGGGTATTGGCTTACTCAACCAACTTATATTTTGCGTGAAGCTGTAACACGGATGCCTAACTTTATAATCAAATCACTTAACAGAGATAGTTTTGCGGCTTGGCAAACATCAGGCAGAAATATTCAACCTGTTATATCTGGATGGCAAGGCTTTGGTGAAGCTATAAATCCAACAGCCTCTAAATCAGCACGAGCTGTTAGAGGTGCTATGGGTTTTGGTGGCTATGACTTTAGAGGTAGTTATGAAAATATGTCAAAGGTTGTCCAGAAAAGTATGGAGAAACAACAAAGAGGACCTGTTGGTAATTTCTTTACTCGACCTATCAGCCAGCTTTGGGATTGGTCAGGTCATGCTTCAAATGCCGCTGATGCCGCAGTGCGTATTAAAGTGTATCAAAAAACTTTAGCTGAAACTGGAGACTGGGTACAAGCTTCTTACGAAGGAAGGCAGGTTATTGACTATGCTAGAAGAGGTGCGAATCAAAATGTTCTTAGATGGTTTACAGCTACTTTACCTTTTATAAATGCACGAATACAAGGTATAGATTTAATGAGAGTTGGGTTAGGTAGTACCGATACAGGAAGACCTGATTCTAAAAAAACTCTCCTTGCTTTTTGGGCGAGAGGAATGGCAATCACTAGCTTTGTTTCTGTCTTATGGATGCTACAGCATGATGACGAAGATTGGAAAAATCAACCGCCTCAAATAAGAGATATGAATTATATATTAACACCAAAGACAATGGGTTTACCTGAAGACGTAAAGCCTTTTAAATTTCCTATCTCATTTGAGTTAGGCACAATATTTAAAGTCTTGCCAGAACGTATACTGCAATATGTTTTTGATCAGGAAAGTAGTTTAGATTTAAAGCAATCTCTTGTAAGAAATGCACAATCTTCTTTTGGTCTTAATATTGTACCTCAAGTAATTAGACCTCTTTATGAAATACAAAATAATTACAATATGTTTACAGGTCAACCAATAGAAAGTCCTTATGTAAAGGGTAAGCTACCTCCTTTAAGAGTAAAATCCAGCACATCTGAGTTTGCAAAGATACTTGGTGAGCAGTTAAATTTATCGCCAATAAAAATAGATCACTTAATTCAAGGATATGCAGGACCTTTAGGAGCAACAGCAACTCTTAGTTTAAATACTATATTGCAAAAGTTTACAGGTAGTCCACTCTCGCCAACTCGTGAGTTAGAAAGAAGTATATCAAATCCATTAGCTCGTGAGGTATTTTTACCTTCAGAACCAACAGGTACTCTCTATCAATTCTATGAATTAAAACAAGCTATAGATCAAGTTAGTAATTCCATAAAGGATTTAAGTGAGAATTTTGGCAAAGAGTTACCGATTACAAAAGAGCAGGAAAAACTTTATCAATATAAAGAGTATGCTGACTCTGTAGATGCTGAATTAAAAAAACTAAGACAAATAGAAACGCAAGTAAGAAATAGTAATATGAGTCAAGATCAAAAAAGAGATGAAATAAGATACATTAATATACAAAGGAACTCATTAACTTATCTACTCCCAGAAATAAGGAAAGAAATATATGGATGATGAACTTTTAAATGGGAAACTTCATGCTCAACTAAGGTTGCATGAGGGTGTAGAAAAGAAAGTATATCTTGATACTGAAGGGATCGAGACCATAGGAGTTGGTCGCAACCTTAAAGAGAGAGGGTTGTCTGAGGAAGAAATTGATTACCTTCTGAACAGTGATATCCGTATATGTATCAAGGAGTTACATGAAAACTTTGATTGGTTTAAAGACTTAGACATCATAAGGCAAAGGGTCTTGATTGATATGATGTTTAATTTAGGGATGCCAAGACTCAAAGGATTTGTTAATATGTTGTCTGCCCTTGAAAAAGGAAACTACTTAGACGCAACTGATGAGATGTTAAATAGTAAATGGGCAAAACAAGTCGGTTCAAGATCTTCTCGATTAGCTGAGATGATGGAAACTGGCGAAGATTATATAGGATAAATATTATGGGAAGTGGTGGCAATTCATTATTTTTTGGTGAGACTGGTTTTAAAGGATCAATCCCTCCTTATCAAAGGGGAGGCTATCCTAACAATACAGCAGGATATTATGGTCCGAACCCTATGGGTGGCTTTCCTATGGCTAACTCTAATCTTGGTTATCCTTATTCTGGAGGAATAGGATCTTTCGGTAATCCTTACAATCAACCGCCGCCTCCTCCTCCTACGCCATATCAAAATCCATATCAAGTAGGATATGGGTATAGTCCTCCAAGATATTTTGGATCACGACAGTTTATGCCAAGCTTTAATCAACAACCCCCTAGACCAACAGCACAAACCCTTGATGATATAACAAAAGAATATACCCAAAACTTTAATGATTACATTGGAGGAGGTGGGGATGAGCAACAGTTTGTAGAAGGTCCTCAGTTTCGATCCTTTGAAAATAGATTAATTAATACTATAGGAGGTTTGACAGATAGGGATAGACTGAACACAGATTTAGAGGCACAAAGAAAAAGGTCAACTGAAGGATCTCTTTACTCTCCGTCTGCTGGAAGAATTACACAAGCTATAGAAAGAAGATTAAATCAACTCGGTCCTGAAACTCCTGAAGAAAATAGTTTTAATGAGCCTCCTTCTTTTTATCGAGCCTTGCCTCCGTCTTACAGTATGGGTATCGGTGGTTTCCCAATGGGTGTTGGGTCATCTATATTCTCAAGAATACCTTCTTACTATGGGATGCCTCGCAGTTTACCTTATCAAAGATACGGTACAACGCCAGGTGGATATGATTTCATAGGGGGTGTGCCAGCAGATCAAGTTACATATCAACCTATAGAACCTACCCCACAGGAGTCTGACCCAGAACCCACAGGAACTACTCCTGATGGATCAGTTACAAACGACATGACTAATTTCTTTAGTAACTTAGGGGGTACAGGAGAAGGAATTGTAGAACGAGATGGTGAATATTATTTCCAATACCCAGGCGATTCTGATTTACAAGGTGGTGTGGGTGAAGTGAAGATACCAATGACACCAGAACTAAAAGAATATCTTGTAGGTATAGGTGCTTTAGCACCAGATGGAACGCAGGAAACAACCCAAACTACAGAAAATAATACTGAAGCTGCGGCTACAGACGCAGCCACAGCTGCACCAGAAACCCAAACAACTGACACTGCACCTGAAGAAACTGCTCCACGATCTTATGATGTTCAACAAACATTTGATTTATCAGGTAAAGATAGATCAGGTATTAACGAAGAGTATTCCAATCAATATCGTCAAGCTATAGATGCTGGCTTCTCTGAAGCTGAGTGGGTACAGTCACCTGCATTTAGAAGTTTTGAAGAAGCAATCGTTAATAATTATAAACAAACAAATGATCCTGCTGTCATGAGAGCAGAAGCTGAAAGACAAAGAGCAAGGACAGGTACTTACGCAGACTCAGGTGGGAGAATAGCAAACGAATTAGAGCAAGCCGCTTCAATGATTGATTATCAGAACGCTATACAAGGAGCAGTCTAGTGCCATTAAAAAAAGGTAAGTCACAGAAAACGGTTAGTAAGAATATAAAGAAACTCAAGAAAGAAGGTTATAAACAAAACCAAGCTATTGCTATTGCATTAACTAGTGCAAAGAAAAATAGAGGGAGAAGTAGATCATGAGTTGGTTAGAAAATATAAAAACTTTTTTGTTTGGTGAGCCTACGGGTGAAAGATCCAGAGATGATAAAGGTCGTTTTGTTCCTGACGATCCCAATACTCCTCATATAAATGAGGCTTATGAGGATGGTAGAACACCAGTGAGCAAGAACTAATGAATGAAGATCCTAAGTTTGATGTAACGAAACATCAATCAAACAGACGTTATATGTGTTGGTTCTTAATTACTTTGATGGGGCTGACAACTGTTATGACTTTGTTTCAACCTGAGAGAATGGCTGAAGCGGAGTCTATTATTATGACTCAGTATCTTGCTATGAGTGGGTGTGTTGGTGGATACTTTGCTCTATCGAATAGGAAATAATTATGAAAGCTAAAAAAAAAAGTACAGTTAATAAAGCAGGTAATTATACTAAACCTACTATGCGTAAACGATTGTTTAATAAGATTAAAGCAGGATCTAAGGGCGGTAAAGCAGGGCAATGGTCTGCTCGTAAGGCACAACTCCTAGCATCACAGTATAAAAAAGCAGGGGGTGGTTATCGTGGCTAAGGCTAAGTCGCAAAAGAGTTTAAGTAAATGGTCAAAGCAGAAATGGAGAACGAAGTCAGGTAAACCTTCTGCTAAAACAGGGGAAAGATATCTTCCTGAAAGTGCTATTAAGTCTTTGTCTGCTAAAGAGTATGCTTCTACAACACGCAAGAAAAGAGCCGATACTAAAAAGGGAAAGCAGTTTAGCAAGCAACCAAAGAGTATTGCAAAGAAAGTACGGAGACATAGAAAGTCATGAGTTTAACAGATGCAGAAAAGAATAGGTTAAAGAAAGTAGGTCTCACGAGATTGAACGCACCTAAACGTACACCATCTCATGCTTCAAAGAAGGGTGTTGTTGCAATTCGTGATGGAGGAAAGGTTAGGGTTATAAGGTTTGGCGATCAGAAGATGGGTCATAACTACAGCCCTGAAGCTCGTAAGTCTTTCAAGGCAAGACACGGTAAGAATATTAAGAAGGGTAAGACGAGTGCCGCATACTGGGCAAACAAATTATTTTGGGCAGGTAAAAGTGGCAGTAAAAAAACTCCTCCTAAGTCACAGAAGCAAAGGTTTGGATAGTGCATATAGATAGTTATGCTCAGTATATACAACGAGCAACCAACGCTAAGTTAGATTTAACAGGAACAGGAGCAACTGTCCTGTATACATCACCAACAACAGTAGCTTTTTCTGTCGTTAATTCTATCCTTGTATCAGAGGATACAGGTAATGCAGATACAATAACACTTACTCTGACGAATGGATCAGATGTGTTTAGTTTATTTAAAGTTGCGGCTGTTGGTGCGAATGGAACAGTAGAGTTATTAAGTAGAAATTTAACTCTGCAACCAACTGAAATTTTAAAAGCAACAGCGGCAACAGGTAATAGACTTCATGTGGTAGCTAGTGTTCAGGAGTTTGTCCGTTCTGTTTCTGGAAGGGTGTAATGACAATGCAACCATTTGTATATAATTGTACACTTGTAAAAGTAGTTGATGGAGATACGATAGATGTTGATATTGATCTAGGCTTTGGGGTATGTCTCAAGAAGCAACGCATCAGGCTAGAGAAGATCAATGCACCTGAGAGTCGGACTCGAAATCTTGAGGAAAAGAAACTAGGTTTATTAGCTAAAGCCAGATTGACGGCACTCCTTCAAACAGATTTTACAATGAAAACTTCTCTCGATAAGAGAGGTAAATACGGTAGGATATTAGGTACACCTTTCACGGGTGATGGTGATAACGTATGTCAAAAGCTAGTCGAAGAAGGTCATGCCAGATGGTATGATGGTGGCAAGAGGGAGAAGTGGGTATGATATTTAGTGGAATCATAAGTGCTGTTGGTGGTGTTGCCACAGCTTGGATGAATAACAAAGTCGAAGAAACCAAAGCTAAAGGTGAGCTAAAGGTTGCTGTTGAGAAACGTAAAACTAAGATGGCAACTGGAGAAATCGACTGGGATCAGACAATGGCAGAAGCCTCAAAAGATTCTTGGAAAGACGAATGGTTGGTTCTTTTATTTTCAGTGCCTCTCATTCTTGCTTTCTGTGGAGATTGGGGCAGGGCGATTGTTCAGTCTGGGTTTGAAGCTTTAGATACTGCACCTGAATGGTATCGCTACACGCTGGGTATAATCGTGAGTGCCAGCTTTGGATTTCGTGGTGCAGCTAAGTTCTTCAAGAAAAAGTGATGGCAGATAAGCCACATGAGTTTAGTGCTTAAATAAAGGGGAGTAGTTACTATGAGTTTAAGTTTAGCAGAAAAGCTGGAACAAGAGTATGATCTTGACGATGATATAATTCTTTTAGCAGATGGTTTTGAGGATGCTTTTATTGGAATAGGCAAACAGTTTGTCACTCTTTATGCTGTATACGACAGACAAAAGTGCATAGATATCTTAATGCAAAGAGATGGTATGAATCATGAAGAGGCAGAAGAATACTTTGAATACAATGTTCAGGGTGCGTGGATGGGTAATAAGACCCCTTTATTTTTAACTAGGAGTTTGTAATGGGTAGAAAAAAGAAAGAGAAGATTATTGAGGGTGTTGTCTTAGAAGATAAAAGCATCCTTCAAGAATATGTTTTAGACAAGACTGACTTTGATGAGTCAGCTATGGAAGCCATAGATAATGTTGAGAAGTTTCTGCGTGAAAAGCAAGGGAACCTAACCTTTGTTTGGGAAAAGTTTAGATATGCTTCCATTGCACTGCTAGGTTTAGGCGGTGTTGTTGGAATAATTATTGGCTATGTAATATCTAAGGCAGTTTAATATCAGAAAAAAGAGGAGCATCTCCCTTTAGTCTGTCACCTGCTATATCAATATAGTCGGGATTAAGTTCTATTAATACTGCATTTCTTTTGTGCCTGTCAGCAACAAGCCCTGTTGTTCCGCTACCTCCGAAGGGATCTAATACTGTGCCTCCCTCTGGACATCCTGCGAGAATACAGGGTTCTATAAGTTCTGTAGGAAAGACTGCGAAGTGTGCTTCCTTATAGGGTTTAGGGTTTACAGTCCATACTGATCTTTTGTTTCTTTCGTCAAACAACATCTTTCTTTTTCTTGTTAATCCACTAAACTGATTGTCAATATCTTTAGTGTTATTCATGTTGATTGGTTTGTTCCCTCCCCATCTTTCTCCTTTTGCTTTTTCTTTTATAGCTTCATAGTCATAGTAATAATTGGGTTGTTTCGAGAGAAGAAAAATATACTCATGCGATTTAGTACACCTGTCCTTTACACTCTCAGGCATAGGGTTCGGCTTGTGCCAGATAATATCTTGTCGTAAGTACCAACCATCAGCTTGTAAGGCGAGAGCGACTCGCCAGGGTATACCTATTAAATCTTTGTTCTTTAGCCCTGATTGTTTTAATGTTTTTGGATCTCTGGACACAGACAGTCCTTCATCTATTTCATTTGCCTGTGCTGATTGTGTGCCTTTGGATAAAGTTTGGGGTGTACTTTTAGAGTCTTTGAAGTTGGAGTATGTATCTCCAAGATTCAACCATACTGTTCCGTCATCACGCAAGACTCTCCTGACTTCACGAAAGACCTCAACCATTTGCTGAACATATTCATCAGGGGTTGATTCTAATCCTATCTGTTTATCTTTGCGTGTTGCACCACACTTGTTGCAGGTTGTTTTATATATTGCATCACCTACCACATTACCCTGATCAAACATTCCTCTATGACCTGTGCTTGTATCTTTAGATATCTTAGTCATTCTTTGATGGGTGCAGTTAGGATCACCACCTTCCCAAGTTCCTGTCTGATAATCTCTTAGACCGTAGTACGGAGGAGAAGTGATGCAAGTGTTTATTGATTTTTCATCAAGAGTTTTAAGGACATCCCTGCAATCACCTTTCTTTATATCAATCATTCTACTGATACTCGATATAAGGAAAGTTCTTTTTGAGGTATCTGACCATTTGTAAATCCTAAAACAAAACAAGCTTCGTGTATAAGGAATCCATCAGGCTCATAATCTGATCCTTTTATTATTTCAACATCTACCTCAACATCTATTAATTCTTTAATTTCTTTTTCTGCACGATGTAGAATTTCATCAAGTTGAATTGTAACAGAGACATGAGTTTCACCATCCCACGACAGACCATCTTTAACATAATCTTCATATTCTTTTTCAACCTTATTGCGAAGGCAAACAGTCTCTGCTCTGTTCCATTTTTCTTCTGTGTATTCTTCCACTATATTAATTGCTTCCTCTAAATTATGAGAAGCAACTAAGTAATCATTTCCATATATAGCCATATTACCCCCTTAAAAAAAGGTGATTGCTTTAACAACCACCTTTTAGTTTTAGTCATTATCCAAAGACTCTTTCATTTCATCAGCAATAAATTGTCTAAATTCTTTGCCATCAATTTGAACATTACCTTTGATAAGTTTATTCTTAGAGATCCAATCATGAGCATCATTAACTGCTTGAGAGTAGTATCGATTATTAATATAATCTTTAACTGACTTTCTAACTAAGAAAGCAACTGATCTTTCTTCTCTCGTGGCTCTGTCTAATAGTTCTTGATAATCATCAGGATCAACTAACACAGTAACCGATCTCATATCTTTGTTGAGGTTCGGTGTTCCTTTTAATCTAACCATACTCCCCTCCTAAAATGGAATCTCATCATCTATAACATCTGATGATGAGTTGTTTGTAGGAGTTTGTTGATCTTTTCTTTCATAGAATTTGTACTCTCCTATTGAAAGATTAAAGTAATCATTACCATTCTTATCTTGGTTTTTGTAAAGACCTACGTTCATATAGTTTGGTTCTTCTCTGTCATTGTCCTTAGCAAAAGCAACTAACTGCTTGAGAAGATCAACAGAAACCCATATGTTCCCACGATAATCAGGATGCTTCTCACTTGTTTTATATTTATTAGCAAATATCCTACCACTATTAGGCTTACCCCATATGGTTTGACCATTCTTATCTTTGGGTCTCTCTTTGAAATCATTCATTACCATTATCTCCTTTTGGTTTATGATTTGATGCAATGTTTTCTTCTTTGATTTCTTCTTTACGTTTAGCAAATATACTAACGATTGCATCATAAGTTAGTCTATTAGTAGACTTCCTTTCGTTAATTGCTTTGCTATTAGTTTTCCACCAATCCATTAATGCTTTCTCTGTTTTGCATTGCTCAACAAACGTAGCAAAAACTTCAATCAAAAGAACATCTTCTTGTGGTGCTTCAGCTTTGTTGTTGACTGCATTGTCAACCTCAAAGGAAGAAGCATACTCACCACCTGATAATCCTATACAGGACAAGGCTCTTCCTATTGATGATGTGATACAGTTCTCAAGGGCTGATGTTTTGTTGACCATCCCCTGACCACGATACTCCTCAGCAAAGTCATTACCGACACACTTATCACCTATATATATTTTTGTGCCGACAACAACCTTCTCGTCAGTAAGTTCTATGATCTCATTCTCAATACGACCTTCTATGCCTACTGCTTTCCAGAAGTATTCATTCCTTCTAGCAACCTGTGCATATAACTTCCCCTTGATATTTGTCTTTGCCTCATCAGGCATAGCTTCCACGAGTTGTATACCTCTTTTGATAGGATCTTTATCAAGGGCAACCTCTTCTTCTTTCTCATTTTTCTTTGTCATATTTACTCCAATACTTGTTGACAAACTTTAGATACATCACAGTACCTATCGCACCTCATGTAACGGACAGGTCGTGATTCAATGTAAGCATCAGGAATTGTTAGAGAAAATTCCTTTGCTTCTTCTTCTGTGCCAAATAATTTGACAGCAGATTTTCTTTTGGGTTTCATGACAGCAAACTTTCCACCACTTGACCACCGTTCCTCATCAGTACAACGAGGAAGTTCTTTTGTTTCTTTGTATTTTTCAATGGCTTCTTGAAAGGCACTGACTTTATTATGTAGGAAATCTCTCTGTTCTTCTTCAGACCATACAGGGATTTGTATATCTACAACCCAAGACTCAGGGTAATCTGGCTTACCAACATTATTATAGTTCCAATCTCTAACGATTGCAGTAACAAAAAGATTATCAATCTTATCTATTTGTTCTAAAGAATGACCTGATGCAGTGAGACCACGTTGAGCCATATATGCGTAGCAATTTAATTGTTCTTCCCATTCTCTTTTATTTTTAAGTGTAGAGTATGCACCTGTTAATTTGTAATCTTGGATTGCCCATTGACCTTTAACCCATACATCGCCAGTATTTTTAAATGTTCTTATCTTCTTGGTCTCTTGAAACATTCTATCTGGCTGACCACTAACAGTCATACCATCTATTATCTTGAATAATCTAACCTCTTTCAGTGAGTTAATATCATCATCAGTGCGAGCAAGGGCTTCATGTACGGCACTCCCTATGAGACTTGGTAAAAGATTGTTAAGATCTTTACTCGTTTGTTTCTCGAAGTATCTCATGAGCAATGAGATCTGTAATGGATTGAGTAGCTCCGTCACAGAAACATTAACATCCCAGGGGTCTGCAATCTCACGAGACAATACACTCTCCTCTCTCTCTTGAGAATATCTCTCATGTAGACGAAGGAAGATGTCATCTATATTATGTCTGTTTTTAATCTGCATTAAACCTCCTCAATAAAGTTCTTGCATATTATAATTATATATATATTATAATAAATCATAATACAAGGGGTATAATTAAATGAAGTTCACTATATATGGACAGCCTTGTTCAAAGGCTAATAGTCGTAGGCTTGTCAAGTTTGGAAACAAACCTGCTTTCATTAAGAGTGAGAAGGCTTTGACATACGAGAAAGATTTTAAATCTCAATGTCCTCAACGAGAAGATTTGTTTGAGGAAAATGTTAAAGTCACCATAACTATTTACTATCAGAGCAGACGACCAGACCTTGATGAGTCTGTGATATTAGATTGTATGCAGGGATTTATATACAAAAACGACAGACAAGTTAAAGAGAAACATATATACTGGGGATTGGATGCACTGAACCCCAGATCAGATATAGAAGTGGAGGAGATATGAGTGATTGTAAGGGGTGTAAGGGGGCGAAACATTTTTTATTGCATGATGTTTCGGACACACAGCACTCCATAATGAGATGTCCAATATGTAATGTAGCTAAAGCGAATGAGGATTCTATCATATGGAAAGGGGATTCCTATGAACAAGCAATGGAAGAGTTTCATCGAGTCAAGCACAAAGCTAGGCTCGAATCGCATAACTTGTCCGAAGTGCAGTAGCACCAGAAAAAAGAAACACGAGAGAAGTATGTCGGTCACTGTCTATCATGACCGAACAGTATATCAATGCCATCATTGTGATCTCAATGGTGCGTATAGCAATCGTTTTGAGGAGGAATATAAACCAGTGGCAATCAAAAAATTAAACGTAAAGAAGGAAGAAAGTTATCTCACAGGAAGGAAGATCTCTCAGTCTTCCATAGATAAGTATCAAGTGTTTAATACCAAAAAGTTTTTCCCATCAGGGCAAAAGGAAATGCAAGCGATAGGTTTCCCTTATCATAATGAGGGTGAAGTCTATGCAGTTAAGTACCGTAGTATAGAAGATAAGTCCTTCGTTCAAGAGGGTGTGGGAGGAGCAACAACATTCTTCGGCATTGAATATATTAATCCAGATAACAAGACGATGATCATATGTGAGGGTGAGATGGATGCTCTTACGCTTGATACCTGTGGCTTCGAGAACGTAGTGTCCGTACCTAATGGTGCATTGAATAAATTAAAACAAGGATCAATAGATCCAAGTGAGGATCGAAAGTTTCAGTACGTCTGGAACAGTATAGATATACTGAATGATATGGATAAGATTGTCATAGCGACTGATGCTGATGAGCAAGGTCGAGCATTACGAGAAGAGTTATCAAGACGAGTCGGCAAAGCTAAAGTCTGGATGGTTGATTGGGATCAGGGATGCAAGGATGCCAACGATGCTCTGATCAAACACGGTAAAGAACTTGTGAGAACTAGTATAGAGGAGTCTAAACCTTACCCGATTGAAGGGTTATACACAGTCGATGAGTTTGAAAAACAAGTCCTTGATATATATCAGGGTGGCACCTTAGCAGGGGAGTCAACAGGAATTGCATCAGTGGATAAGCTTTTTACTGTAGCACAGGGTATGCTTACAGTTGTTACAGGTATACCGTCATCTGGTAAGTCTGAGTTTGTTGATCAGTTAATGATGAACCTTGCAGAGCAATCGAGTTGGAAGTTTGCAGTTGCCTCATTCGAGAATGACCCTCCGAACCATATCATAAAACTCTTGGAGAAGAGATTGCGTAAGCCTCTTCTGGATGGACCGACAAAGAAAGCAACAGAACTTGAAGTTAAAGAAGCTATAAAGTTTGTTAAAGAACACTTTGTTTTTATGGATCAACAGGATGGAGAAGAGAGTACCGTTGAATCAATACTAGAGAGATGTCGTGTTGCAATTCAAAGGTTGGGTATTCGTTCTCTTGTAGTTGATCCTTACAATTACTTAGAGTTGGATCGCAAAGGGCGAACAGAAACTGAAGCTATCTCAGGGATGCTAACTAAGATGAGATTGTTTGCCAAGAGTAATGACATCCATATCTTTTTTGTGGCTCATCCTGCCAAGATGATGAGAGAAAATGGCAAGACTCCTATCCCTAAAGGAATGGAGATATCAGGAAGTGCCAGTTGGTTTGCCAAATGTGATGTGGGTTTGACGGTACACAGATCAGAAGCTAACCCTGATACACCAGAGATACACTGTTGGAAAAGTAGGTTTAAATATATAGGGAAGATCGGTAGTACCAAACTTACTTACAATAAAGCGTGTGGGGTGTACGAAGATATCGGTATAACTGACGATGATCTCAGTGCATTGGATGGATTATGATGCCTCCTACGCCTTGTTGCCTCCTACGCCTTGTTGCCTCCTACGCCTAAAGGAAAATTTTATGAGACCAATGTACGAAAACCAAAAAAATTTATCGGAAGAAAAAAAAGTTGCAGATTTATTATCTGAAAAATGGAAATGTAATTTTAGAAAGATGCCAATTAAATATGAATTGGATTATGTTTTGATGAGAGATCTCAGGGCAGTTGCTTTCTGTGAGATTAAATGCAGAACCTATTCACGAAAACAACTCTCTGACTTTGGGGGGAGTATGATATCTCTTGCCAAGTTTATGAAAGCAAAAGAGTTAAACAGAAATACAAGCTTGCCTGTGTATATTATTATTCAATGCACTGATCAGCTAATGTATTGCTCTATTGATGTAGTGTCAGCAGATATCACTTGGTCAGGAAGGAAAGATAGAGGCGATGTATTAGATCATGAGCCTTATTGTCTCATTGCTAATGAACACTTTATTCAAGTAGATTAATGAGTGAGTGCAGTCATCTGTGTTGAGTAGTGGTGAGTATACCCACCCATATCACCCGTAAATTACATAAAAAAACCCCTGTATTCTGCCGTTGTTAATAAATATTTTTTAAAAATGGTTCCCAGTTCGGATCCTCTTTTTTTAAAATTAATTTTTTTTGAAGAGAGTCTGGAGCTAGAAATATTTTTCAGGGCGTGAGCCCTGGGTCTGGAAATATTTTTCAGGGAGTCTGGAGCTAGAAATATTTTTCAGGGAGTCCTAAACGCTTCGTACAAAAAACTCTTGTGAACTGACTCTCATGAGTTAGGGGGGTAGCTCATGAGAAGTATTCTGCATGAGAATAAACTCTAGGGTTTCTGCCAATCTTATAAAAATTTTTTCGCCAGCAGCGATTTCTGGCTGCCAACAAGTTGTTAATTTTTTAACAAAAATAAAAACGTCTTCAAGTCGTTTAAAACATTTTCTTTTTCTTGGGAGTTCTTAAAAATCTTGTAAAGATTATCTGAAGTTTTAATCGGATCTATTCCAAGATCTTTCCAAAATTTCTTTTCGCTCATCGTGTGTTGACGATGATGACAGTCGTGACAAAGGGGGAGAGTTTGGCTATCGGAAGGCTTGATGCCTGTGCCATTGAAGCCTATGCGAATATGACAGGCTTGGGAGGGGAGAGTACCACAAGAGAGACAAGGTATCTGACGTATCAATGCCAAATACAACTTGTCTCTCAGTGGTTTTAGTTTAGAAAATTTTAATGTCATTGAATACTTTCGACATCAAATCTTGTGGGTCTGTGCCTTTTAAAAGCTTTTCAT